CGAACGCTTCGATCATCAAACTCGGTTCTACGTTCTGCTTGTATTCCTTCAGCTGCTTGTCCGCCGTTTCCTGCAAGCTGGCTTCGGTCGTATCCCCATCCACGGTCACGATCTTCTCCACGACGCCGTATTTGCTTTCCGCTTCTTCGTTCTTTGCCACCGCCACTATGGCCGATGTGGAGTATTTCTTCCAGATCCACCACCCGTGCGATTCCGTCTTTGAGCCATACGCCGTGATCCGGGTCGCAAAGTCATTGGGGATCTTCTCGGTATAGGTCAGGTCCAGCAGATTCGAGCCGTAATAAATCGCCTGCCGGGTCGTCTCTTCGATGTCCAGCAGGTAATCCACGCAAATGCGCCACACATCGCCGGATGTTTCGATGCGCGTTCGCAGATATCCGTCGTATTCGTCCAGAAAGAGCGTGTTCAACAGGTTCCAGTGGGTGTCGATCTGGGTGCCCTTGTCGGTCGTATCAATGGTCTTTTCGTTTTGCACCGTCACTTTCCCGATGCAGATCAACCCGCAGTCAGCCCTTCCAAGAGCGAACAGCTGATTGAACAGAGTGTCTGCATAATACGTATCGAACCATTTTGAAGTTTCGCTCCGAGCCTTCGTCAGGGTGTAAGTCGCCGGGTCCAGTTTCCAGCTCTCGTCCTGCATCACACCAAGAGCCCCCTCGGCGTATACACGCCAGCTCCGGTCAAACTGCTTTTCCAGTTCTGTCACCCGCCCAACGAAGATGGGCTTGTCGTCTTCTTCCACGCATACCCAGCTCTTGCGCAGCTTCAGCGCGTCGTACACAGGGTTCCGGATCGTAGCAAACGGCGTCTCGATCTCATATGGGATGCTGCACTCAAAGCTGTTCAGCTGGTTTTTCTCCTGCGTCAGCACCGGGTCCAGCACGACCTGTCCGGGGACATCTCCTTCAATGTGGTCGCCTGCCGCGTCGTAAAGCGTTACCCGGTCTACCCATCGGAACCCGACCCAGCTCCCCTCGCGAAAGGCTCCTTCCGCCCGCTCGATGCTTCCAGCATATACCCGATATCCCATTTTGAAAAACTCCTTATAAGTATGCTGGCAGGTAGGTCACATTGACCACCTGTCGGATCAGGGTCATGTTCTTCAGCTTCAGTTCATACACGTCATATCGCAGGTCGTCGTCGATGACGCCAAGCGCGATCTCTATGTTGTTTACCAGTCGGTGCTCTGTGTGGTCCGTGTAGAGTCCTGCAAGCCCTGCATACCGGTACGGCAGGGTACGGCTTTTGTAGAGCCCTGCGACCACTCCGCCCCCTCCTCTGGCCCGCACGACGCTTGGCTTTTCGGACGGCGGCAGATACAGATTTACCTGCTCCTGTCCTTTCAGCACCAGGTTCTTTGCATACGGCAGCGCCAGGTCGGTCGTAAAGTTGAATGGGTCCCAGAGCCAATCGTCCTGAATGTTGTTGTATAAATATTTGAACGGGTAAAGGCTGTATTTCAGCGTAATGACCGTATGGTCATTCTGCTGCTTGATACCTCCGCTCACCCAGACTCTTCCAAAATAAAAGAACGCCGGGTCATCCTCCAGCCGCACAGACTGCTTCATCGGCTTTGCGATGTCTTCGTTCAGTGCTTTTGCAAGATGATCCAGCGCCTGTTTTCCAACTGGCGAGGAACCATACCGTCCTCTCCAGGATTCGGTATCCAGATAAAACTCCCAGCTTCCTTCACGGGCCTTGAATACCGCCTCGCCCGTGACACTTTTGGAAAGATACACCGCCCCGTTCCGTCCTTCGACGTCCAGGGAGATGGTCTTTTCGACCGGGGGAGCGATCACCGGGGGAGTGACCGGGATCATGTGCCAGTCATCCCAGGTGTTCTTGTCGCCAATGGTGATGGAATGATACATGCTGCTCCCTCCATTTCGAAATTTCGGTTATTGTCGTTCTTCGTTCTGGGGCGCGAAGTTGTAACTGATGGCAAATACCATCTTTCCTTCGTTGGGTTTCACACTGCTCACCCAGCACCGCCCCTCGTATTCGGCATCTCTCGGCCCGCTTACAGCCGTGGCATCCACGTGCATCCGCACTTTGCAGTCTTTTCCCTGAATAAACCGCATCAGTCGGTAGTAGGTGCTGCTCCACTCGCCGGTTCGGGTATGCCATCCGTGATATAGCTTCAGGCTCGTTTCGTTCGGTCCGGGAATGCCGCATCGCATCCGCACCTTCACCCAGTCTTTCAGGCTGTTTGCGCCATAGTCATCCCAGCTCGCATGCAGGGTTCCGTCCTGGACGTAATAAAACTCCCAGGTTCCCGTCGCGTTCTTATACACCCGTCTCAGGGCAGCCGGATACTCCGGTGCTCCGTGCATCGCGGGGATGCTGACGGTCTTGCAGTTTTCTTCAAATGCGTTTACATGCAGCGGGCTCAACGGCACCAGATTCAGGTCTTTTGTCGAACAACTTTCGTACTGCCCTGCACCGTTCTTTACCAGGAACGTAACCGACGCATACTCCGCCAGCGGGTTTCCGCCGATGTACAGGCGCAACAGATCTACGCTATTCATCGCCGTCTCCGTTCTGCCCGTTCCATGAGCTTCGTATCCACATCCTCGATGATCTCTCCGACCAGCTTTCTCCGGTCAATGGAAAGCTTCATGTTCCGCACCGCCTCACTCACCGCGTCCACCCGGCTGCCCAGGCTCTCAATGGCTGCCACGACGTCGTCGTTGCCGCTTGCGGCAGCTGCTGTCGGTTCTCCATTTTGAATTTCCCGGCGCTTGGCAAAGCTGCGCATCAGCTGGGTGGGCTGTTCGAAGCGGGCGTTCAGGGTCCCGTCCGGGTCTGCGAAGGCGCTCTGCATCCAGTTGGCACTGTTGCGCACCCCTTCCAGATCCACCACGGGCGTGATGGTCGGGCTGAAGTCCGCGTCCTCGTCAAAGCAACTCAGGATCATGTCGGCGCTCATCTGCGCAGCGCTCAGCGCAGAGCGCATCACGTCGTTCATGCTCCGGTCCACAGCGTTCCCGCTGTCCGCGATGCCATTGGCAAAGCCAAGGCTCATGTATTCGCCCAGCTGGGCCATCACGGTCGAGGGCGAGTGGATGCCGAAGAAGCTCTTCACCCTGTTCACAAGGCCTGTGCACAGGTTTCGAATGCCGTCACCCACAGCATTCGCTGCCCCGGTGATGCCTTCCCACAGTCCCTTGACGAGGTTCTTGCCGACCTCCACGAACTTCGAGAACAGGTTCCGCAGCCAGTCCAGCGCCCTGCCGAAGAAGTTCTTCACCTTGTCCCAGTTCTTCACCAGCAAGGTGATGACCACTGCACCGGCTGCAACGACCGCCGCTATGAGCAGACCATGCGGGCCGATCGATGCCGCCAGCTTTGCACCGACCGTAGCCAGGATGCCGCCTTCTCCGCCGATGGTCGCTGCCAGTCCGGCCAGTTTGGTGCCGATCGTGGTCAGAAGCCCGCCTTCGCTCACCACACCGCCCAGTGTCGCGGCCAGTGTGCCGCTCAGCTTCTTGCCAGCGGTCGCCAGCATCGGACCGACGGTGTCCAGCACAGTCTTTCCGAAGTCGCTGCCCATAAAGTCCAGCACGGCCGCAATGCCGCTCGTCAGAGCCTGTCCCCAGTCTCCGCCCACCGCTGCGGTGATCATGCTGTACATGTCGGTGATGACTTCGGTCGCGCCTTCCCGCACCACCAGCCCGAAGGCGTTGGCCATGTTCTGTGCGGCCTGCGGGAATTTGGTCTGTACCTTCTGCCAGACGTCCTGGAATCCCTTTTGGATCGGCTTCCAGTTCCGGGCGATGGCATAGCCCAGCTGCATGGTCATCCGCTTGCCGCTGTCGTCCAGATCGAACGCCGTGGCCAGATCTTCGGCAAAGCCCACGAAGTTATACTGTTCACCCTGCCACTCGGCCAGCGCATCCAGCGCCGCTTCGCTGTCCTTGCCGCTCTGCTTGACGGCTTCGTTGTATTTGTTCTGTTTGTTCGTCAGCTTCTTGACCGAATAGGCCATGCTGTCCAGAGCCGTACCAACGCCCAGAATGGCGGTCATCGTACCCTGGGTGGAGGCGAGGCGCGCCTCCTTGCTGTCTGCACCGTACTGCTTGACCGCTGCCTTGTAGGCTTCCTCCCGCTGCGAGAGGTCGCCGTCGTTGTAGATCTTTTGCAGCATGTTCTGCCGGTTTGTGAGGATCTTTTCCTGCTTTTCCAGCATGGCCAGCGCATCGTCAAAGGCGTCCAGCTGGGCCTGGTTCATCTCGTTGATGAGGTCCTGCTGTTCCTTCTGCTCTTCCAGCCACTGCCGGTAGGCTTCCTGTGTCTTCAGACTCTCTTCGCCGAACTCGGCTTTCAGCGTGGTGTACTCCTCTTCGGCGGCCGTCACGACCTTCGCCTGGATGCCGATCTTCTTGTTCAGGTTCTCGATCTTCTTGTTTGACTTTTCCTCCACCGTGGCCGTGTCTTCGTACAGGCTCGCCCACAGCTCGTATTCGTCCGTCGCGGTGCTGGCTTCGTCGTCATACCGGTCTTTGATCACCTGGAACAACGTTGCCTGCTTCTTGCCTTTCAGCTCAGCCAGCGTCTTCTCCTCGTTGAGGTAGGTCGCATACGCATCGCTCTTCTGGGTATCGGTGGAGCTCTTCTCTGCAAGGATCTTGTCGTACTGTTCCTTCGCGATGGCCACCCGGTCGGTCTGGTCCGCGATAGCCTGCGTCAGGCTGTCGGTCTTCTTTTCCACCAGGGCTTCCACGCTCGACGTGTCGCCTTCGGTCAGCTCCCACAGTGCATATTCCTTGTCGGCGGCGTCCATCTTGGCCTTGTTCGCCTTCAGCTTCTTAGTGTACTCGTCCACCAGCTTGTCCGCCTCGGTCTTGGTCGACTTCGCGGTGCCGCCGCCCTTGGGTTTCTTGCCGGTAGCCGGGGTCGGGGTCGTCGGTGTTTCGGTGGGGTTCTTGTACAGGTCCTCAAACCACGACATGTCGCCGCCCAGGACCGTGTCTTTCACCGCGAGCAGGTTCTTTCCCGCGTCCGTGGTCAACCATTTTGAACCCATGTCGAACTTCCCGGTCCCGCTTCCGGTCCCTTTGAATCCGTTCGCAAATGCGGTCAGTGCATTCTCGCCTGCGGTCTTTGCCTTTCCAGTCAGGCTGTTCAGCTTGCCAGCGGCAGCATCTACCACATTGCCCATGGCGTCCACGACGGTCTGCTTGGTGTCGTTGAGGCCGTTCGCAGTGCCCTGGTTGATGTTTTCACCGTATCCGTACGAGACTTCGCTCGGCGAGTGGATCTTCCAGAATCCGGTGAACACGTTCGCCACGGCGGTTGCCGCGTTGTGCATGGCGTTCTTGACCTTGGCCAGTGCACCTTCATCCTGCAAGCCTTCCTGCAAACCTGCTAGAACATATCGGCCATTTTCGGCCATCACGGTTGAGGGGGAGTTAATGCCGAATACCTCTTTGAATTTGTCGATGGCAGCACCGCCGATTTTTCCAATAAACCGGACTAATGCCCCAATCGGGCGGTCTTCATTGAAGATCTCCATCCACCAATCGCCACTGCCAAATGGTGCAAACAAGTCCTTGATCATCTGCCATATCGTCGATGCAACGGACTCCAGAATGACCCGAACGGTTTCACAAATCACCGGCACTTCTGCTTGGAGCGTGTTGCAGATGATTTCGATCAAGGCCTTCAGTGCGTTCGTGAGTGGCTCTGCACACTGCATGATCACATTGCACAGCATGTTTATCACGGCAACGAGCGCCTGCTCGATGTCGGGAGCTGCATTGATGATCGCCTGACAGATCGGCCCGGCAAACATCGAGAGCACACCCAGAATGGCAGTTGCTCCGGCCAGTTTCAAGGCAGCGGATGCGAACTTATCGAACGCAGTTGCCAGTGCGGTAAATCCCACGCTGACCACTGGAAGTTTCGTTGCCAGCCACCCGGCTCCAAACAGGATGGCAATCAATCCGCCCAATGCCACGGCGGCAACCTTCAATGCGTCCCAGTTGACCACATTGAAAATGACGCACGCCGCTGCCAGCTTGATCATGCCTGTAGAAAGTGTGTTGATCGTCCATGCAGCTTGCAGGGCATCACCAGACATTTTGGACAGCGCAAAAACAGCCACGTACATTCCGGCAAGTGCAACCCCGCACTTGAGCATTGCGCTCCATGCTCCGTCGCCGAGCTTTTCATAAACCGCCACAGCTCCCGCCAGCACCAGCATCGCCGTAGACATTGCCATAATAGCCATTGCTCCGTCCGCCCCAGCGGCTTGCGATGCAATGCTCAATGCGGTCAGTCCGGCAGAAACTTTGATCAGTCCATCGATTGCCTCATCGCCCATTACGGCAAACAGCTCTACTGCTCCGGCCAGAACGATCAAGGACGATGACATCATGAAGATAGCCGCGCCGGAAGTAAACTTTGTCTTGGCGGACAGTGCCGACATCGTGGTTATCAGCAGCATCAGGGTCTTGATGCTCGTCATAGCCGCGTCGAGGTTGACCCGTTTGATATTTGCAATGCTGGATACTGCCTGTGCCGCGATCCAGATGCCGCTTGCCATTGCTGCGATTGCAGCTCCATTTTGAAATCCGGTGGGGCCGATCAGCTTCTGTACCGCAGCCAGAACGGTCGCCATGCTCGTCAGCAGTCCGCCAAGCGAAACTACCGCCAGTCCTGCTTTCGCAAGGCTTGCGAACTTGATCTTACTCAGCGGTTCCAACGCCGTGGAAACGATCTTGATGGCGGTTCCCAGCGCGATCATCTCTGCCGCCGTGGAAAGCAGCACCTTGTGGTTGATGACTTTTTCGCCGATCACCAATGCCTTACTCAGTTCTCCCATAGCCAACATAAGGGCAACCACTGCGGCTGCCGCGATTGCCAGGGCTGCGGCATTTGCTGCAATGTCCCCTTCGTTCAATGCTGCTACAAGGTTCGATAAGCCTTTTGCAATGGAGCCTACCGCAACGCCAAGCCCGATCAGTGCCGCCGCCGTTCCCCACAAGGTCGCTGCGTTCAGCATGCTGGATTTCAGGCTGTCAAATGCCTTATCGAATTTCTTTGCCGTCGGTTCCAGCAGCTTGGCTGCACCGGCGAGCAAAACAATGCTCAACATCGTGACGGCTGCAACGGACTTAAACCGATCGGGGTCGATTCGGCTCATCACGTACATTGCTCCGGCCAAGATCAGCACAGCACTTGCCATGCTCACCAAGGTCTTGCTGGCGTTGTTCTTCTGCCACGTCTTGATGGCGCTCGTCAACTGCTTGAAGGTGCCGGAGATGGAATCCAGCATTCCCGTCAGCGGCGTTTGCAGCATCTTCTTCAGGCTGTTCATCGCCTTCGCGAACTGCCCGATGCTGAACGCCAGCAGTCCCACGTCGATCAAGCTCAGCAGGCGGTAAACATCCGTTCCGCTGATGGAGTCGAAGCCCACCTTCAGCGCCTCGAAGAACTTCTTCACCGGGTCTACCACGGTGTCCGCCGTCGCTTCGATGCTTGAAATGTTCTTCTTGAAGGTCGTCGCAAAGGTCGTCACGGCCTCTCCGATCTTCACCGGCAGATTCGTCAGGGTCGTCTCCAGACTGTCTGCACCATCCAGCTGGCCCTTCACCCATTTTTTGAGGAAGTCCGCTGTCTCGCCCAGTTTCGCGATCACCCCTCCAGCCACCGCGCCGAGGACGCCCAGCAGGGTCAGACCGCCGCCTGCCGCCTGTCCCGCCAGCACGATCAGAGGTTTCAGCACTTTCTGCGCATTCTCGGAAAGCCCGCTGATCCAGCTCAGGTTCCCGCCGCTCTGCACGAGGGCGTCCAGCTGCTCTTTCAGTCCGGCCAGCGAGAAGTTCTTTGCGAGGTCTTTCAGGTCCCCCAGCGGGCTCAGCAGCTTTTTCAGGCTGGCCCGGATGGTGTCGAACCGCTCCCCCAGGGTCTTCGTGCCAGTCAGCGCTTCGCCCACTTCGGTCACAAAATCCCCGAAACCTCCCGCCACGTCAAGGATGCTGTCTTTCACCGGCTTCAGCACGTCCGCCAGTCCACCCAGCAGCTTCACCGCCGTCTTCACGACCTTTGCGATGGTGTCGGTGCCGACCCGGATGACCCGGAACAGTCCCGTAAAGGCGCCCCTGATCTTTGTGGCGGTCTCCTCGCCGATGATGAGCTTGCTCGTGGCGTAATCCAGCCCTTCCGCAAAGCTCTTGATCTGCTTGCCGCTCGTCGGCGGGAAGATCTCCTGGAACGCATCGTGGATGGGCTGCACCAGAGCGCTCAGTGCATCCATGATGTTCCACAGACTCTGCATCAGGTGTTCGCGGCCCGAAAGCTCGCTCATACCGGCGGCATAGTCTGCCAGGCTGGCTTCTCCGGTCCGGAACTCCTCGTTCAACCGGCTCAGCGCTTCGTAGTCCCGCTCGATGGCTTCCTTGTCCAGGTTGCGGGCGTCCAGCTCCTCGTCACTCATGGCGAGGTACTTTTCCAGGCTGACGAGGGTCACGTCCAATCCATTTTGAAGCAGCTCGGCGTTGACACCGCCATCCCGCAATGCGTTCGCAAAGCTGCCCGCTTCTTCAATGGATTCTTCGGTCACCGCCCCGCTGGCCAGTGCCACTTTTTGCAGCACGGTGTCGTAGGTCTCCGCCTGGTCGCCCAGCTTGTCGTTCAGCTGTTTCCAGCCGGTGTCGAGACCCTCTTTCAGCCGTTCGTTCAGCGCGTCGATGGACGGTACGAAAATATCGTACAGCCGGTTCGCCAGTTCCGTCCAGGTCTCGGTCGCTTCCTCCTTGTTGCCGAAGAAGGTCTCGAAGACTTTCATCCAGGAGGAGCTGACCGCGTCCTTCGTGGAGTCGATGGCCTGCTCGAAGCTCGTTGCCTGTTGAGCCGCCAACGCCGCGCGCTCTGCCAGCTCGCCGTATTGCCCGCTCAGTTTCTCCAGCGCCTCGGAGCTGGTCATGCCAGGGTTCTGCTGCACCATATCGTACGCAGCTTCCATCATGGAGGCGTACTTTTCGAAGGTCTTTTCCATGACCTTCGTGTCAGCCCACTTTTTCGAAAGGGTGCTTTCGAAGGTGGCAATGGTCACCTCGCCCTCTTTCAGTTTGCCCATCTCCACAGCCGTGTCGATGAGTTCCTGTTTCAGAGCCTTGGTGGCCGTGCCCATCAGGTTGAGGCTCTTCCAGTCCTGCAATTGCAGGTGACCGGCGCTGTAACTCTGGGTCAGGTTTCGGATAGTGCTCTGGAACGCAAAGCCCGTTTTACCGGCGTCGGCGGTGGCGTTGGCGATGCCCATGATCATGGGGATCATCTTCTTGATGTCGCCGCCTGCCGCAGTCATCTGCGAAAGGGCACTCGTCATCTCACTGAAGCTGTAACTCGTCTCGTCCGAGTACCACATCAGCTTGTTCAGGTAGCCGTTGACGTTGTCGATGCTTTCGCCCGTCGCGTTCATGATGGTCTGCACATTCGAGGTCTTCTCGATGTACTTATTCCATCCGCTGGCCACCTGGTCCACCGAAAGGCTCTTCACCAACCGTTCGCCGGTGTCCACGATCTTGTTCGTGATGTTGGTCAGTGCGGCCACAGCCATCACGTCCAGCGCGTTGAACTTCACCTTCAGGGTGTCCAGTGCGCCTTCCATCTCGTCGAAGTTCACGTTCCGCTGGGCTTTTTCGATGTTTTCGAAGCCCTTGTCCACGTCCTTGAACTGCAACTTTTCCTGGAGCCGGTCCAGAGTCTTCATGCTCTCGCGCGTGTTCTTCTCAAACTGTGCGTTGTCAAACCGCATTTCGACCACGCGCTGGTCTACTTCTCTGCTCATCCTCTCTGCACCTCCCTCCATGCTTTGCGGGCGATCTCCTCAAAGATCGGCTTCATGGCCGGGTTGATATAATCAACGCCTTCCACATAGCCGCCGTTCCGTGTGCTGTGCCCGTACTGTAAAATGACCGCGATCGGTACGTCGTCCACGACGTTCGTGTTCGACCAGGTGATTACGATGCTGTCGGCCCCTTTCGTCACCCGGTAATTCCAGCTCGCGGCGGTCTTTCCGGTGTCTTTCGGGGTCGCCTCAACCAGCGCTGCCACGCCCTTTTTGCCGTACTCATCCAGCACTGCATCCAGGTCCATCCGGCTCACCCGCTTCAAAAATCCGCTCGTCTTCTTAAACTTCCCCTTCTGACGAAATACAATGATTTTTGGCATTCATTACCCTCTCGTGCCATACTTCTTCATCCGCGCCGCGTTCAGCTCTCTGCGCTGGCGCAATGCGTCTTTCCGGCTCATCTTCCGGGGCGGAGCCTGCTCTTCCTGACAGACCCGGATCAGGGTCATCAGGCGGTTTAGATGCCACCGCTCACATTCAATGGGCACCCCGGCCTGGAACATCCGGGAATATAACACCTCGCTCGTCAGCACCTTTCCCGTGCCGGGCGGCCGCCTTCTTGCGCGGCGCTTTGCGGTGCCATTTTGATTTTTTTCGCCCGGTCTCCCTTCGCCTGCAAACCAGGTCGCGGTCATCGGGTCTTCCATATATCGGTAAATAGCATTCAGGTTTTCCACCGTCAGCCGGGCGTATACCGTCGGGTCCACACCCTGAGTCACCGTCATGCAGCGCACAAAGTCTTGCATCTGTTCCGGTGTCTTTTCCATGCTGTCGTCGAAAAACGGGATATGCCACTTGCTTTCCCATTTGGACAGGGAGACAAGCGAATACTCCAGCCGCAGCGTCACCGCCTTCGTGCTGGTAAATTCCGCCCGCCTCGCATCCCAGAGCTCCTCGCCGGGAATTGTGATCTCAAACATTCGTCTTATCTCCCTGTGGTTTCAAATGTGGGTCAGCCCTGTGCAGAGCTGGTCACTGCCAGCGTCACGGGCACGGCCTGCGCTGCCGGGTTTGCACCGGGCTTTGCACTGAACTTGCCATTCGGGGCAAGTGCGTTGATGAACTTGGTGGCCTTTTCGGTGTCGGTCGCCAGCGACATGTAGAAGTCAGAAAATGCCTGGGTCGCCGCAAAGTTTGCGAAGATCTCCGGGCTCTTCATGAACCGGCGGCCGTCGGCGCTCTTCTCGCCGTAGGCCTTCTCGATCACGGTCTTGAACAGTTCCACCAGCTCCTTCTGGCTCTTCGCCTTCACGATGCGGTCAATGTACTCCTGCAAGCCGCCCTCCACAGAGAGGCTCCATTCGGTGATCTCCGCCTCGGTCAGGTTGAAGTAGAAGTTTTCGGTGCGCTCCACACCGTCAAAGTCGGTGTAGGTAATGGGTTCACAGATCATGGTTTTCTCCTTTCAATAGCTGCCTGTCCGCTGCCGCGGAGCCCGGCATTTTACGCCCGGTCGGGCTTTTTTTCGTCCAGCACTCGCAACACCGCCCTGCCAATGGCTCCCCTATCAGGGGAGCTGGCGAGCGAAGCGAGACTGAGAGGTTACGCAGCGGCCTTCAGCAGCTCGATGACCTCGTCCGGGGTCGGCAGAGATGCGGTGGTGTTCTCGGTGCCATACAGCTTGTCCTCCAGGGCCTTCAGCTTGGCCGGGTCGGTCTTCAGGCTGTTGATCTCCATGTGCGCGGTGGGCTTGTAGCCTGCCACGTTCACCGGGGTGGTGTCACACTCCCAGCTGAAGGTGATGGCATCCGGGCTGTCGTTCAC